CGCATACTGTTTCTTCAAACTTCTCTCCTTACCACTGCGGGCTCACCCATTCCGACGTCGTTACGGCTCCCACCGCAACACCACCAATGACAACGCCTGCGATGAAACACAGCGTGCACGACGTTGCAACACTCCTACGACAAGCCGCATCTTCCGCGGCAACCTTTTTCAGCATTGCAGAAAGATCATCCAGACTTTGATCTGAGTCCTTTACAGCAGAGACGATATTTTGATTTACCTGTCTCTGCTGCTCAATGTTTTCTTGAGCCTTCTTGATTGTCGCGCTTTCCGCGAACCCTGACGCCGCTAGTGACAGCGCCATTAATACTGCAACCAGTTTCATAATACCCCCTTATTGTTTGTAGAAAGGTTCCGGCGGGATTCGAACCCACATCACTGCAATCGATAATACAGCGGTTACCAGATTTACCACGGAACCATGTTACCGCTTTTACCCGCGTTGCCTTCCGGCGGCTTGGCCCCCAAGCGGTTAGGGCTCATTAAAACAAACGCATATAAGACCGTGCCCCGTACTCCCCGGCACCCAGTTTATTTTATAGCCCATACGGGCCATATTTACAGTTTTATATACTCCCGTTCCTCTTTGATCTATAAGTAGTATAGCATAAAATAAATAAATGTCAATAGTTTTTATTTATTTTTATCGGTTGGAAAACTTCTATGGCGCACAGATCGTGAAAATGATGGTGTGGCTCACGGCTTGGGTCCAGTATGTCCCATGTAGCGCCACAGTCCATTGTCCTCATTACTACGGCATGCCCATTTTCTTCATCTTCATGTTTCAGAATGCCTATCAGTCCCATATTGTGGCCTACCCATAACCCATTTACAAAAGCATCTGACGTACAGGGTATGCCTATACACGTCAACCCTCTCCCTTCAAACCATTCTGCCACCCTCTTAAAAATCTGAACACGGGTATACTTATTTTCTATCTCGGCCCCAAAAAAATCAGGCACATTTTCATAAGGCATATCCAACAATTCTGCCACGCAACACCTGTAACAGTCATCTTTCTTACGCATCATGTTTTTCATTTCGCTACCTCCTGCATTATCTCTGCCGCAAGTCTGTCTGCATCTGCAAGTTTGTGCCCGATGTTGCAAGCGTCATTACACGCGAGACAACAAACGGACACAAGATTTTTTTTGTGATGAATTACTTTTTTACCGTATTTTTTTATGTTGCTTTCTGTCTGCGCAATGCGATGTGCCAGCTGCGGAGTACCGTACTGATAGATCGATCCGCCGCAGACTGCACACGTATAATCGCATCGTCTAAATAGCTCTTTTTTTAATTCAGCAAGATTAAAACGCTCACGGTCCGTCAAAGCCACGCCCCATGATCCCATGTTCCTGCGAGCATCCCGCATTTTATGCAGTAACGCTTCCTTTCAACTACTTGCCCGGCCTTATCAATCCCCGATTCGTCAAACATCTGCCTGGATCCGCAATTCGGGCACTGAATAGGTTTACCATCCTTGTCAAGGTCTCCGCGTTCGATCCCCTCTTGCAGTTGTGATTTTGTCATAGCTGCACTCCTATTGATTCCAGTATGCACCGCAGCCTGGGTCCAGCTTGTGTACCATCCAACCCGCGAGACATTTTAACCAGTGTATGCCAGATCAGAAAAGTATCAGCCTCGTCAGATGTCTCAGCTGTCAGTCCAGTTACGCTACGCACTGCATTGATGTACTCTGTACGATCTCTTACCGTTTTTTTTGACAGTCTTAATCCTGTGACTTTTTTCCATGCCTGTATAGGCATTTCAATGACTGGTACATGTCGAGCAACAAAGCATGATCGGATTATTCCTCCAATTTCCGCTTGCCCTGTAACCGCGCGCCCTTTACTCGAAAAAGAATAATCTTCGATGCATAAAAAGTTCCACGGTTTTTCTTTTGCCAGAGCGGCGAAGTGTCGGACATAATAGCCGAGCACTTGCAAGCGGTCTTCCTTGCGCTGGATTGCGTAAGTTTCCATGTCGCCGTGATCCCACAGCAGGACCCCTGTGCTACGCAGTGAAGGATCTATCACCACGCAGCTGCAATCCTCTGCTTTAATCATCCAACCGATCCATCAAACTCAAGTTCTTCCTGGGTGTCCATATTGTCGGCGCTGGAATTGCCATTGACAGATACACCGACATCAAACACGCACACACGCCCGCGTGCAATAGCAAGCTTATTTATCACTTGCGCGTCGTTACAAACGACTTTAAATTGCCAGCCGCCCCCTTTTGTTTCCATCGATTCGACCTTCCCAACTGTTCCTGTAATCTGAAACTTGTCCGTAATTTCAAGCGATGTCTCCACGCTATACCCCCTCAAAACTTTACTTCTTTCCCCGCGCGTATGCTTTTTATTTTCGCGCGCAGGATACCTGCTACAAACCGATCCATTTTAACCGGCTTCCCTGTTCTCGCGTCTTTTTTGGACCGTAGGTACTTAACAAGCACTTTATACTCGGCCCCCGTCAGACGTCCTGCGACCCTGATCACTTCAGAGTCGCCTACTTCTACATCTAGCCTTTTTCTCGGCATGCCTCCCCCTTCTCTTTTATTTATTACATTATATCATTTTAATTTATTTTGTCAAGTATTTATTAATTTTTGCCGCGTAAATCAGCGCGATTGCTTTTACCAGTTAGATGACATATAACGCCAACTTCCGTGATACGATCAAGTATGTCTGCCGTCATGACTGACTCGAAGCATTTTTCACACATTTTTCCGTCTGTATGTATCGCTTTCGGGTGTAGATTGCCTAGCAACATTGTTGGTTTGTATCGCTCGTTTCGTTCATCGATTACGTACGACAGCCAATTCATTTCACTAGGCGTGTATTTCGATTTCTCTAGCTCGTCCAGGGCAAAAAAAGGCATCGCAATAAGTTTGTCAAGCTGTCCCTGTTCGCTTGCCCTGCTGTTTGTCTGATACGCTTCACGTATAAACGTGCCAAACTCCAGCATCTTGTAAATCTTACCCGCTCCTATTGCTTTCGCAGTTGCAGCCGCTAGATGCGTCTTACCTGTTCCGTTGTTGCCGATCAGCACAAGTATTCCCCGTCTCGCTTCCGCCATCTTTTTACACACAGTAAGCGCCCGTCTTTCGATGCTGTCGCGCGGCGTGTAGTTATCTAATGTGCAGTGATAATGGCGCGGTCTGATCCCAAGCTGCTCGTACCAGTCATCGTTTTTACTTGGCGGCGGTTTCATTTCCGCCAGTTTCGCGTCAATTTCCTCGTCCCACTCTAGCGCACAATCAGGGCATACGGGCATCGGGAAAGGCGCCGGGCCGGCTTCATATTCTTTTCCGCATTTTGGGCAGACTTTTATCATGCTTTATATTCCTCCCTCAGCTGTTCCGCCGTGAGCTGCGATGCATGATACATGAGTTCATCTGCCTTCTGCTTCCACATGGCCGACACTTCCGGGTCTTTTGCCCTTTGTGCCGCCTTTGACAATTTGTCAATCTCATTCGCATAGTGTTGCTGATTTGTCATTCCTTCTACCTCCGTTTACATCATTTCTGCGGGTATGTCGCTCAGGTCTGGGAGCTGATACCCGTTTGAATTATCTCTGACCCCTCCATACTGGGTGTACCTGCTGTCATAGTTTCGCGATTTCCAGTTTTTTAGAGTAATATAAAAGTTTTTGTATTTGTACCCTTTCTCTTCAATTTTTTCATCAAGTTTTTTTATCCATCGTTCAAGTTCCGCCTTCCCCCATTCGTCGAGTAGCTTATTGTATTGCTCATCTGAGAGCAGTACATGATGGTACTCACCGTACCGATGTTTCACCGGTTTTTGTTTTTTCGGTATATTATTATTAGTAGTATTATAATCTAGTTTATTTAGTATGTTATTATGTAAAGTTTCTTTACCACTTTGCGGTAAACTTTCTTTACCACCCAGTAAACTTTCTTTACCGGTAGTGTCAAGTTTCTTTACCGGAGTGTCATTTTTTTTACATGCTGTATAGCTGCAAAACTTGATCTTACCGTGATAATGTTCCGTCTTTGTAATGACCCCTTTTTCTGTTAGATCAGCAAGGATTTTTAATACAGATACCCTTGATATCCCGCAAAACGCAGCGAGGTAGGAAGCCGATCCGTCAAACTCGCTTTGTCCATCCTGGGAAAACCCGTAGATTATTGCAAAAACATTGAGAGCATTACCCTTAAGCCCTAACCGGTTAATCATCCAGCCCTGCACAACAAAATAACTATCATCTTTTATCATTTTCACCTCGACAAAAAAAAGCCCCTGTATGTGAGCGACTACATACAAGGGCGAATCCACCTACAAGGCAGATGCGGGGCGTCGCTCAACTCCCGTATCTGTCCTGTAGCCATATTATAGCATCACCCGTGATGCAACGCAATACCGCGCGACTCCATAAGCTGCAAAAAACTCTTGCGGTATGACCGGTAACACAGCTTTTTACAGTGATACCGATGAATGCACTGCCAGCACGTGCGCGGTCTGTCCGGCGAGTGGTCGGTTGTCGGATCCATCGCACCGAACAAGATATCGAAATCTGTTTTCATTCTCATTCTGTTTCCTCTTTGTCGTTGTCCAGAAGTGTGCTGATGATTATACCCAGGCCAACAAAGACAATAGCGCTCAAAATGACACCCACGATGATGATAAAAACACATTTAACTATCATCTTCATCCTCCGTTACAAGGCTTGTAATACAGGTCTGTGTGTTTTCACTGTATACATAATACTGTATCTCTCCGTCGCTCTCCAGCTCAGTCGTAACCGGCAGCTCCAACCAGCGTACCCACTCTTCTATCGGCCTACGTGATTTGTATATGATCGCCCTGCTTTCTGCGACAGTCTGCCCGTCTGCAACTTCTATGTCTAATGGGGCCATAAGCTCAGTTATCTCTGCTACTTCACAACGCCTTGAAGAGTCAATAAGATTGAAATAGACATGCTTTCCAATTATTTCGCACACAACGTCACGCCCTGTATAGTCAGACCATTCCTGTGCTGTCCTAAGCATTTTTCCCTCCAATCATTTGTGAACGAACCACTTTTTCCATCGTGTCCACATCGCTTACAAGACCCGTGACTTCCCAGCAAGGGTTGCCGTCAATAACGACGCACACCCCGTCCGTAAGATCTATTTTCTCGACAGTTGTATCGAGAGCGTTCGCCCACCACTGGGCACTGTGCTTTGTCATTTCAATACCTCTCATTAATTTCTGCTATTGATGCCGCTGGACCGTTTTCCAGTGTGTTCAAAAGACGTCTATACATTTTGTTTGCTTCTTCCTGGGTATGAGTCAGCTTTTGTGACAAAGCTCTGGCAAACCATGAAGCCATGAAAAAACTGACAGTTTTTGAGTACTCCCATACCATCGTATGGATCTCTACCCGGTGTTGTATAACTACCGGATCATGCAGCATGGCGCGCTGTTCTACGTGCTCGATCAGTTCCCGCGCCCTTGCTTCGATTTTGTCCGTCATCATCATCATTCGCCCCCTTTTGGGTGTAACAACCCTCTATACGTGAGCCGTCCGACGCTGTACAGTCCACTCAGATAGCTAAGCGATTCGCCAGCTGCCAGCCGATTATCTATTGTCTCTAACGCTGACCGATACGACACGCCAGTGCTGATGCACATATCCGTAGCGATGTCATGTAATGCCGTTTTATTTTCATTGTACCGTGACGATAGTTCCGAGACAGCCACGGATTCAAGCGCCATTGTCATGCACATCGACTCTATCTTTTTCATCAAGCTAGAGCCCTCGACTACAAGCCCTGTCAAGCTGGCAGGCAGCGCGCCGATCATCAATTTTCTTTCTCTTTCGTATGCTTCATTTACTGTCATGATTCGCCCCCTTACTCGTTTCGATTCTTTTGATCTCCGATCTTATAAAAGCGTTAAGCTCCCTTACTATAATGGCGCTCTGTTGCGCACCAGCAATATTTTCCTTAAAAGTCTTCATATCTGCCCCCTGTTACACTGCTATTACAGTGAGTTCTGCAAAACTTTCATAGAACGCAGCCAGCCTTGTAAAGGTTGTCTGGTCGTCCTTGGGTTCAGGGACGATTTTTACCTCCAGACCCGGAGCCTGCTTCTGAATCATTTCGATAGCCTGCGTCAGCAGTTTACGTGCAAAGCCCTGTCCCCTGTATTCGGGTTTGACGAACAGATTATCTATTTTGATGTATTCTTCCCCTTCCACTTCGTAACCTTCATCGTCAAGCTCTTCGTCTGCATAGACATCCCAATCAATATAGCCCTGTTCTATTTCTATAATCCCGTTCGATTTCATGTCATACCTCCGCTCTTTGATCTATAAGTAGTATAGCAGATAATTAATTTATGTCAAGCTATTTTATCTATTTTTATTTATTTTTTTTTGATAAATTACCCTGCGTTTGTGCAAGTTTTATCTATTATACACGTGTATTCACCCTGTTATTATTTTATTTTTGCATTGCGTGTGATTGCGTTTTATTCTCGTCTTTTATTTATTTTTTTTGTTTTTATACTTGACTTTTATTTATTATCTGCTATACTACTACTAGATCAAAGAGAGCGGGAACAGCCCGCAAAGGAGCGACAAATGTACAAGGAAAAAATTAATCTTGATGGAATGACGACACTGGAAGATGTGGTTGATAGCATCAATAACGGGGGCACTGCTTACGAAGCGGAGGAAATCGCCGGTCAATGGGCTTACGAGTCAGCAAAAGAGAGCGAGGGTGCATGTATGCCTGTTAGTCGCCAGGATATGAGTGTCACTATGGACTACTTAGTTGATGCTGGTGCAGTTTTTGATTACAAGAAAGCCCTGTCTATAGCTATGCAGCTACAAGAGCCGTCTAGCGCTACAGTTGAGTAATTTACCGGGAAACCGGATATAGTGCCGCACGGAGCTGATTTGGTGCCAATGCGGCCAATTTTTAGTACACGGAGGTTGTATGGAAGATATTGAGATTTATGAGTCAATGTCAAAGCCGCCAAAAAGTGCGCTGAGGGCAATAACGGGCGGGAGGTTGTCGGGTAAAACCGACATCAACCCGCAGTGGCGGTACAAAGTTATGACTGAAACCTTTGGACTGATTGGCAGGGGGTGGAAGTTCACAATTGATAGACTGTGGACTGAGCAAGGCGCTGGCGGTGAAGTGCTTGCCTTTGCGCAGGTTTCTGTTTTGACAAAACAGGGGGACGAATGGAGCGAACCTATACAAGGTGTTGGCGGCTCAAAAATGGTTGCTTTAGAAAGAGAAAGGTTACAATCATCTGACGAAGGCTACAAGATGGCGATAACCGACGCCCTTAGTGTCGCCCTGAAAATGCTAGGGGTTGCGTCGTCTATTTACGAAGGTCTCTGGAATGGCAAAGAATATCAGGATGAAGTGACTGATCCAAAGGCGGTACTTATGACTGTCGGCCGGATACTTAAAACGACTATAGAGACGGGGGAAACGGTCTTTACAAAGGAGGAAAGAGACAATATATGGCGTTTTGCAGGGAAGGATCCATGCGGGGCACTCGCTGCGGTAAAAAAAGCGTACACTGATAAGACAGGCGTTGAATACAAGGAGGCGCTGAATGGAGCAGCGAAGTAAAGAGTGGTTTGCTGCCCGGCTCGGTAAAGTGACATGTTCGCGACTAGGCTGTGTGATGGCTAGTGGTCGCGGCTCAAAAGAGTCAGCGACACGCCGTAACTACATGTCGGAACTAATCTGCGAACGGTTGACAGGTCAGCGTCAGGAAATCCCCGCAAACTCCGCTATGCAATGGGGAACTGAAACAGAACCACTGGCGCGCATGGAATATGAAATGCGCATGGGGGCGACGATCACGGAGGACGGCGGCAAAGAGTGCACAGAGATACCGGGCTTCTGGGGATCTCCTGACGGCCTGATTGGAACAGACGGAGGCATAGAAATAAAGTGCCCTAACACCGCCACGCATTTAGACAATCTATTGACGGGTAAAATAAAACGGGATTACATCTACCAGATGACGGGTAACCTCATTATCTATAACCGGCAGTGGTGGGATTTTGTGAGCTATGATCCGAGACTGCCAGAAGATCTGCGTTTTTGTCGCTACAGATACACAAGGGCTGATCTGCCATGCGACGAGCTAATTGACGGTGTGAGTCTCTTTTTGAAAGAGCTTAATGACAAACTGGAAAAACTGAAAAGTTATAAGGAGAAAGTATGACGGATATTAATCATGTGATTATTGTTGGACGTTTGACGCGAGATGTGGGAAGTGACGGTAAATCCTTCGGATATCTTCCCAGTGGACAGGCACGGGCAAGCATAAGCATTGCTGTCAACCGAAGTAAAAAAAGTGACGATCAATGGGTCGATGACGTAAACTTTTTTGACATAACGATCTGGGGAAAGCAAGCCGAAAGCCTCAAACCGTATCTTTTGAAGGGTAAGCAGATCGCAGTTGATGGACATTTACAGCAAGACCGATGGGAAAAAGACGGGCAAAAGTTCAGCCGTGTTGTCATAAAGGCTAACAATGTACAGTTGCTTGGCGGGAAAACAGACGGAGCGCAGACCTGCAACATGCAGCGCTCACCAGCGATAGACACTTCCGGCGGTTTTCCCGAAGGTGTGCCGTTCTAAAAAAAATACCCGCATGAAATACGGCGGGTGCATTAAGGTGGTCTAATGAAAGAATTAATAGTAGATGTGCAAGTTTTAGTACATTTGGAGCTTGAAAGAGCAAACGAGCAGTTTCCAATGTTTAGCAGCGGGCATGAGGCGTACGGAGTGATAAAGGAGGAATTAGAGGAAACGGGCGAAGAGCTCCGGCTTCTTAGCAGCATTTTAATGCACGCGTACTGGACGGCTGTAAGAAAAAACGACAAAGCAGAGCAAAGACGGCTGCTAGAAAGTGCAAAAACAAATGCAGTTCATTGTGCTGCCGAGGCCATACAAACTGCTGCCATGTTACAAAAAGCTATGGACAGCATGGGGCCTGTATGAAAAAGCTGTTTTTCCGGGGATCGATAGAGTACCAGGATTACATTGATCATGACGTGACCGGATCGGATGATCTTGTAATCCTGCGGTATCCCGCAGACTGGCGTCCAGTAGTGCGTCAGTGGTTGCGTAGTACAGTTGATACAAACGCAGCCCGCGCTGCTGACGGGAAACAGCCTTGTATGCTGGAAGTAACAATAAAACCGCGACTGCAAGATCGCACTGTGAAAATGAATGCTTTAATGTGGAAACTGTATGAGATACAGTGCGACATCATCAACAGAGAGAGACGACGGGTTGGCGGCGATGTGACACCGCGTGAGCTTTACGAAATAGACATGACTGATTACGGCACGATGCACTACAAAACATGTCATGCGTCTGAAAAGCCGGCGGTTGTAGCGTTTGCAGAAAGTGGCGAGCCTGAGTATAGAGGGCATTTAGTCACAGAAGTGGAACAGGGTAACGGTCTTGTGTGCTTAGGTTTTAGAGAGACGTCAAGTTTTTGGGATATCTCAAAAATGTCAGATTTTTTAGATGCAAAGATTCTGGAGACAGAGGACATGGGACGGGACAGATGGTGCGACGGTGAAGTAAAGGCCATGATTGAGGATTTGCACAAAAACAGAAAGGGGGCAAAGACATGATGTACTTGATTGTACGGACGGACGACAATTATATGTCGTTAGAACAAGCAAGCACTGCTGAACTTAAAATGGCGGCGGTGGCTACGGTTGCTACTAATCGGGCAGATCATTTTGTGATCGGACAGCGTCTTTATGAGAGGGTGGGCTCACTCGAGAGAGACGGCGAAACGTTTGTATACATCAGAGACAAGACGGATGACTGTGTTTTTTGCTGACGGGATGCTTTGTTGTTGCAGCATCGCAACTATTTTTCTGCTTGTGTTGCTTGTCGTATTGGATATCGTTGGAACGATTCTGCTGTGGATTGATTCCCCTGATCGAAAACAAGGGAAAAGGAAGAAAGATGTATCACATTAAACCGGTAAAGAACCTGCTTGAAGATTACAAAGCATCAGGGGAACACCCTATACTTATAGAGCGACAGAAGTTTCATCTTGAAGGCGACTTAAAGGGGAGAGATTGCTACAATCCGGCATACCCAATACGCATTAACGGGAACATGATAGTGCCGGTACGTGTTGAGAGTCGGTACAGCGAAAAAGACAGTAAAGTCGTCGTGTTTTGGTGGAAGTCTTTCAAGTGGAGGCCGTATACGATTTGCGAAGGCTACGCACAGGATCCATGCTTGATAACTACACCGCTATGGGCAAGGCGACCATGTCTCATGCAGGGGAGTGCCGTAATCGGATTACATCGGGATGACCCGTTTATCGGTTTGTACAAGCCTGACCGTGATGTGACTGTTTTTTTTAACCTGATAACAGGGCTGAAAATGGCCGAATATCAGGGAAAAGATGTGCGAGTTTGCGGCGACATCGTTTTCACTCGTCCGGACGGCAATATTTCGATGCAAGTGCATGATCAGCGTTTTTCCTATGGGTTTAGCCGCGACGAATGGGGTGGCGTTAATCACGTGCAGCTTTTGCCTTCGGGTTCTATCGGGATATTGGGACATGTCGGATGCTACGATAATGATAAAGGGAAGCACTATTATCCTGTAGCATTCACTGTAAACCCGATTGATGGGCGTGTTGTGCAACCTCCCAAGATCTTGTGTACCCGCGAGGATTTGCCACCAGGACCAGCAAAGCGTCCTGATCTCAAAGATGTGATTTTTCCGGGTGGCATGTTTTTGAAAGGAAAGCGTGCGGCGCTGTGGCTTGGTGTTTCTGATTGTGAGACATATAGTTGCGAAATAAAAAACCCATTTCAAACAGAACAGAGTATGAATGTAAAATGATTGTAAGGTTTTTGTTTGCGGCGGTGATTGCACTGATTGTGATCATCGCCGTTGTTAGTATCACGGGCATTGTATTGTATCTGTCTCGTGATGATGATCTGTAAATAAATAAAACGTATTGACAAAAATAAATAAAATGATATACTAGTAGCTGTCGGAGGTATTACAATGAACAGTTTTATTACAGACAGGAACTTTTACAAAGTTGGCATGACGTTGGACACACGGCGCCACGGTGCTATGATTTATGAAAATATTCAGATGCTTGCATCGAACTTGGGGCACGCAAGCGATCTAATCACCCCTAAACGGGATGTGTCGTCACATCCCGCATGTAAGCTGTGGAAAGGTTGGGAGAGGTCTCACGCATGTTATATCAATTCGTTGCTACGGGCATGGTATGATAAAGGTTATAAATCCGATATCAATCGTAAAAATATGGAGTTTCTTCAAGGAACGATAGAATACACACACTCTGGGTCGCCTATGTCTACTTTTCCCGACTGGATAACCGACGAACTGATTATGACGCACCGGTCAGTGCTGATTCAGAAAAAGCCGGAATACTACAAGCCGTTATGGCCGGATGTTCCGGATGACTTAAAAATGCGCTATGACTGGCGCAAGGGGGAAGTGAAATCATGAAAAAGAGGTATATAGAGTATTATAATGGTAATGATGACACAATTACAACAGAACTCAGTGATCATATTGGATTTGTTTCTGTGGGATGTAAAAGTTATATTGCATGTATAGATCAAGATAAATATGCCCCCGTGTGCGTAAACTACACTAGAGGTTTTTGGGGTAATTGTATTGGAGATACTGCTGTAGATGCTTTGAAAAGAGTGTTCTTACCAAAGATTGTGTATGTTTTTGATACCCCAAAAGAATTGGCAGATTGGATTATGAGTAAAGAAGATTTACCGGAGGAAGGAAAATGACAGAGCTATACAAATGGTTACGGAAGAATGGCGCATGTGCTCCGGGTGTTAAATGGGTAATAGAAAACAGAATAAAAACTTTCCGCGAAGGCTACGATAAAGGTTACCCCGATGACTTGGTTTGGTATGTGACAAGGGAAGGCGTCATGACACGAAGGCAGAGGGTGGCGTTTGCACTGTACTGTGTAAAACAGGTTAGCTACCTCCTCACTGACACAGAGAGTCTGGCTGTGATTCCCGCTCTTGAAAAGTGGTTGGCGGGTAAAGTGACGCAAGAAGAAATGCACAGAGTTTACAAGTGCGCTGACGCAGTGGCTTATGATGATAGCGAGTTTTTCGATAAATATCCTGAGCATAGAGCAGCAGCGAAAGTTGCTTCTTGTGCAGCAAAGACAACTGTCTACGGCTGCAACCTGGCCTACATTGCTACTTGTGCATCGGCGGCGTGTAAATCTATCAATTCTACATTATATCAATCGTTATGGATCAAGAGACACTTGCCTTTCGATTCACTTAATTTTCCGGGGGAGTGAATGAAAATACTATCCCTTTTTGATGGCATAAGTTGCGGTCGCGTTGCGCTCGATCGTGCCGGTATCCCCATAGAAGCGTATTACGCATCTGAGATTGACAAATACGCAATAACAGTATCATGTCGGAACTGGCCGGATATCGAGCACATCGGATCAGTAACAGACATCGATCCTGCTGACTATGCAGGTGTTGATATGATCATCGGTGGAAGTCCGTGCCAGGGGTTCTCTTTTGCCGGTAAACAACTTAATTTCCAAGACGAACGCAGCAAGTTGTTTTTTGAGTTTGTGCGATTGGTAAAAGCGATACATCCAAAATATTTTTTACTTGAGAACGTACTCATGAAACAAGAATACATTGACGTGATATCAAGAGAGCTCGGCGCGATTTATCCTGAATGCACGCAGCAAACAGAAATGTTTGAATCGCCGAGACTTGAGCCGATAATGATTAACTCTGCACTTGTGTCTGCGCAAAGCAGAAAGCGGTTATATTGGTGTAACTGGAAAGTGTCACAGCCAGTAGACAAGGGGATCATGATGCAAGATGTGTTAAAGTACGGAGCATGGACAGATAAAGACAAAAGCTACTGCATCGACGCGAGCTATTATAAAGGCGCGCCGGTTGAATCGTATAAAAATAAATGCCGTAGACAGCTGGTAAAATGTGGGAGGATAACGGGAAGGAACCCAAAAAGCCGCCGACCGGGTCTACCGACAGAACAGATGCCGGAAATAAGAGACGATGACAAAACAGGCACGCTCACGACAGTGCAAAAAGACAACGTGTTATGTAAGACTGTTGATAGAAATCCAGATAATACCAGCGATAAAAAATATGTACGGCGTTTGGAACTGCGTAATGACGGGAAAAGTGGCACAATAACGACTGCGACATCGCATAATCAGGCAAATGATCTGTACGCGTTGGCAAAACCCGCGTTTAACGATTACGAATATTGGAGAAAGTTAACCCCCGTAGAATGTGAACGTCTGCAAACACTCCCAGACGGTTACACTGAGGGCATCAGTAACACGCAGCGGTACAAATGTCTTGGAAACGGGTGGACTGTTGACGTTATCGCACACATTCTTAAGCAGATATAGATAAAAAAAGCGGTTGACAATATCCAGTCAACCGCCCTGCTTTACCACAAAATTATTTTAGATATTTTTAGAAAAACATAACCGCCAATTACGACAACCAACCCAAGCGCTACGAAGAATAGTATATTGCGCTGGTTTTTGGTTTTCTGACATGCAAGTTTTTCATCATTGTACTTTTGCTGCATCACAGCTGCTTGCTCCTGCTGCGTCTGTAGATTGCCTTCTAATTTGCTGACAGAGTTGGATAAAAGCTGCGTCGTCGTCCGTTCCATCTGCAAGCGTTCCTGCAACTTCACTGATTCCTGCTGCAACTGCTCCGCTTTGCTCTGCAACGTCTGTGCTTTTGTCTGTAACACGTTGAGCTGTTGCAGCGATGTCTGCCTGCTGTCCCTGGATTTCTGATACAACGTCTCTAGTTGCTGTAGTTGTAGCTCCGTCACACTGTACGATTGGGCTGACTGTGCTACACCCTGCCAGCAGCAAGCAGCTAATACTAGCAATAAAAATAATCTTTTGCAAATATTACGCCCCCTTGTCTGCAAACTTTTCTACTACTGTGACGCCCAGCAGACCGGCTCCGATACACGCTAACGCGGTCCCTGCCTGTATACTTACTTGAGCATTTGGCATTGACTGGCGGAAACACCCCATCACACCGACAAAAAGCAGCAGCCCAATACCGGCCGCCATTGCTACCGTGCCCATAACGCGCTTGCTTGATGTCGTCCCTGGCACTTCTTCCGTCATTTTTGTTTTGTCCATTAGACCCCCTTTACCATGTCTACGAACTCGCCCAGCTTTTCAGGGAGGTTTGTCCACAGCAACGGGCAGGGCTTCCACCCGACAACATTGTGATGTGTCGTGATATGATCCGTGTCGATTTCAAGCCGATAAAAGCCAGCCAGTGTTTTTACATATTCCGCCGCTGCTTTCAGTGTTTCATCGCTGAAATTACCGGCAGCATCAAGTTGACACAGTTCAATATTCAGCGTGCACTGGTTTGGGCTTTTGTGCCTGTAATCCTCTGCGTACACCCCAAACTGTTCGCGCGCGTAGTCTGTATAAAACCGGTCACTTTCAGGATCTTTGTGTTCATCCTGAAAGTCTGGAACCCCGCACCCGTAGGCCATTTCGTTAGTGGGAATTATGCGTATGATCTCACCCCGTAACCCGATCACTGCATGAGCGCTGCCGTATCCCGTTCCCCCGTGTTTCCGCTGTTCGTAAAAGTTGCGCACTGTCTGCGCTGATTGCTTTGGTACACCGGTGTTATGCATCACAATTGCCTTGACTCCCACCAGGCGCCGACCTGGCCGAGAATACGGATTCACAGTCAATAACTGCGTTTTGATTTGCATAATTACTCCTTCGGCGGCTTATATACGTTAATGAGCCAGTCAGCATTCCGCTTGTCCACTTCCGACATTTCGGACTCGGGTATCGCTTTGAGATAAAGCGCAACTTTGTCGATGTTGTCAGCCGTCGGATCGTTATAAGGATTGTCATCCTGCGCCCTGTGCACGTATTTTTCTATGTCCCGCTTGTACACAGCCCATGTCGTCATGTTTGCCGCTTTTTGCTGGTCTACGAGACTTTGTACAGCGGTAGTCAAGCTTTTTAGCTGATCGATAACCCCGCCTTTTTTTGACAGTTCTTTTTGCACCGCCTCCGCTTGCTGCTGTGCATATGCATCTGCTGCGAGATCCCACGCGCTTTTGCGGCCTACGGCTCCGATCGTGAGCAGGCAGAAAATAAAAACCAACATTCTGACAATTTCCGGCACTACTAGTTTTACTATTTCATCTTTTTTTGTACACATCTTGCGCCTCCTTTTACCAATTTATATATCCAGAACAACTACCCGTTGTGCTTGACGTAATATCGCGACCATAAGCCCCCGAGGTATACGACCCGCTGCTGTCGTTTGCGTTGAAGTAGCATATACCCATCAGTCTGATAGTTGTCGACGAGATTCGCCTCACCGCGGCTAGACTTATGTTGTAATCATCACCGTCACCGCCGGACAGGCCGGCTACGCCTCCTATACCACCGTTTATTCTCGCCTTATCTCCGACAGACGGCACCAGTGCGCCCATCGTTGTATACAAATCCGATGCAGTTATAGTACCGGCATCCCCTGATGCTGGCAGCTCGCCGGTTATCGTAGTGCTGACTGCATCGATGTTGCTTTGCAGTGTCGTATCCGCAGAAGCCCTAGTAGACGCTTCTGCATCGATGTTGCTTTGCAGTGTCGTATCGGCAGAAGCCCTAGTAGACGCCTCGGAATTGATGTTGTTTTGCAGTGTCGCGTCTGCCGATGCCCTAGTAGACGCCTCGGAATTGATGTTGTTTTGTAAAGTCGTGTCTGCTGATGCTCTCGCCGATGCTTCTGCATCGATGTTGCTTTGCAGTGTCGTATCCGCAGATGCTCTCGCCGATGCTTCGGATGCGATGGCATCATGCACTGCGTCGCTGTTGACAAGGTTCGTACTGCCGTCTGTCGGCGATGCATCAAACGACATGACAGTTTTATAGTTCGTGTTGTCTAAGATGGTCGCAGGAGTGCCCCACACCCCGAATGTCTGCTTCGCCCATTCAAGACTTCCAGCAGCAGACAAGGGCACACGTATGTACATCCCGTACAAGTTCCCGTCGTCCGCTCCGTTCAGGTGCCTCACACTAATGATGTCGTACCATGTCTCTGTAGGCTCATGATAAACAGTTCCAACAATCGTTCGCTTTGCTGCCAAAGCTGTAGTAAAGTCACTGATGCCCGTACCGCCCGCATACGCTACGTGATCCCGATTGTCTGTTGCAGCGTTGGGGCCAACTTGTGCGCCCGCCGATAGTATTGCTATATCAGATATAGTTTTTTCTCCGGCTATCGTTTCCGCTCCGGTTTTGTGCACAGCGGACGAATCGACTGCATCGATATTGCTTTGTAAAGTCGTATCCGCTGATGCTCTCGCCGATGCTTCTGCATCGATGTTGCTTTGTAGCGTTGCGTCCGCAGATGCTCTCGCCGATGCTTCTGCATCGATATTACTTTGCAGTGTCGTATCCGCTGCCGCTCGCGTAGACGCTTCTGCATCAATATTGCTCTGTAGCGTCGTATCCGCTGACGCTCTCGCCGATGCTTCAGCGGTAATCGCTGCTTCCCTGTCAGCAATTTCAGCGGTAATCGCTGCTTCCCTGTCAGCAATTTCAGCGGTTATCGCCGTGTCGTTCGCTTCTATCCCGTCGTCCATGTGCGCCATGTTGGCTGCTGTAAAAGGTGTCCCTGCAACCGTTATGTCCGTCGGCGAGTTTGTAAGGATTACGCTGCTGCTCGTCTCCGATGATTTTGTGTATTTGTTCAAGTCCACGCCTTCGCGTGCTGTCCATCCAATCTTACTATAAGCCATCGTCTCCCCTTTATTCCAGTGTTAGTGTCCATGTCAGCAGTAATGATATACTGTCTGTCTTTGTGATATTTACTGCGATGTGTGACAGCAAAGTCCCTGAATCAGTAGTATCTGTCGCGTCTGCAAAAACCCCTATTTCTGTGATAGTTGTATTGCCTTCTGTCGTTCCCATCAGCATTTTAGCTGTAAAAATGTCATCCGTATAACTTTTTGATGATACGGCTTTGCGAAAATACTCATTCTCTAGTGTCGTGTCTGTTTTTGCCGGTGCCGTTGTACCCGTGCCGACAGCCAAGTGCGTAATGTTAAGATCATCATATGCAGGCGTATCTGTGACGGCATTCAGAAACTTGAAAAACCCAGTGAAAAGCAGCTGCGTTAAAACATTTTTGCCCCTGTAAGTACTGACCATTTGTCCGTTGCACTCAAACTCAGCCGGATTCCAGTTCTCGTCATAGCCCTGCACTGTGTACCGGCCCACTAAATGGCCTGTGTCATTAAAAATCATAAAGCCCCCTAGCTCGCGTAAAATCCATCGAACAAACAAGGATCTGTGTAATCCCCGCTTGTCGCGTAATACGTTTCATTCCCTGTTACTATTCCTGTATAGTACCCGTCTGTCATTTGCATAGTTTCCTCCAGCTTTTTTTCACCCTGCGCACCGATTGCGTCAGCAGTGTTTATTGTTTCTCCGTAATCTCCGAACGCTTCAAACGCCGCTATTGCATCTGATGCGCTGGCCAATTCTCCCGATATTATGTATTCCCCTTCCGCCGTTATATGATCATACATTGTTAGCATCTCTGATACAAGCGGCGTTTTATATATCGTTACGTCCGCTCTTTTTTTCTTTTCCGTGCTCGTAATGACAAGTCCATAGCGAGCATAGTAATTTCTGTTTTTGAGTTTAACATTTATCTTAAACTTATCAGGCCCAAACGACGATATTGTGCGCTCTACGACAACAAAACGTCCTGTTATTTTTTGCCCCTGCTCCAGCGGCCAGATGTTAAGAATCTGTGAGGCATCGAAGTCATGACAGACGCATGAAATGTTTGCCTGCGCTTCCCCGTACTGCGTCAAAAGCCCTTGTGCCAGCTTTTCTGCATCCCCGAAAGTTGCCAACGTCTCGTCATTGTACAAGTTTTCAATCTGTCCGCTGGTTCCGTTTCGTGATGCGATGTCCGCTTCTAGGCTCGCGTTATTACGTACAACTGTTATGCCGTATGTCCCATAATAAACAAATACTACAAGATCCCCTGTCGCTGGCTGTGTCGTAGCGTTTGAGTTCAGGGTTATTACATTGCTGTCAACCTGATATAGGAAAGTCACCCCTGTATCGGCGTCCTCGACTCCTCGGATCCCTGTCGATGCCGTCAACCCGTTTATAGTGACGCCCACAAGTGACGATAGGGCATAGCCCAATGTTACGGTACTTTGTCCCGTTGTCCAGTACGTTGACTCTGTTTGTCTGCTGGTATCTTCACTCCCTCCTGTTATGATCTGCACACTGCGCATGTCGTCCTTCGTATATTTTCCCTTGAGTTTCGTAGTGTGCTCTGGCGGTGTAACTTCAATAAAGTCATTTTTTTGGATGAAATAAAACTTTCGATCACAATCGATCTGAAAAGTGTAACCGATCTCGTCGGCTAACTCCTGGAGTACTGCATACACGGTCATGTATTGGGCTTTGTAAGTTTGCCACATTCTTGACGCTTGTGTGATTTTGCCCAGCGTGATGCCTTCCGGCTCTATGTAGCTAGCAAAAATGTCTGCTACGATGTCACTTGTACGGATGTCTGCGCTGTCACTGTCCCATGCGTCATTTACAAGTCTGTTTTTGAGTACGGCCTCAAAAGATTGCGCTTCAACTCGATATCTTTCAGGCTCGTAGCCGCTACTGTACTCGGCGGTATCTACTTCGGACACAATGCCGATATAAAAACACTCGCTGTCATGGTACAGTTTTATAATGTCCTGCACTTCGGGGATGTGATCCCCTGACTGCATTAAAATGTCAATCTGACTCGTGGCGATTGCCCCTGCTCTCTGCGTGACCGTGTAACTATCGCTAGGTTTTGCGTAGCTTTCCCCGTTTATTTCGACTGTTATTTGTGCCATTATGCCCCCGCTGCCACGCTGTCTATATTTTCCCAGACTGCACTTGCTAGCTGCTTGCCGTCAACTTCGATCATGCCCTGACTTGTCATTTTTATCACTATCGGTGTTGTTGTGCCTCCCGTACCGGACATAGACGGCAGGGATACGCGGTTGAGCGAGTTTGTAATGCCGGACATGTCGGAGCCCGCAAGAATGTTTTGCGTCTCTTTTGCAGTAAATACCTGCGCACCCTGTGGCATATTAACCAGTTCGGGCCCTTTTTCCCCGACTATCGTAAGGCCACCGCGTGCGCTGTCTGTGCCTTTCGCCAAATAATCGAGCTTATCGATATCAACACCAAAGCGTTTACCGCCAATCCCCGGGATCCAGCTCGGCAGCTTAAACGATAGCTTATTGAGACCGCTGATTACGTAGTTTATCATGCGTATAACTGCATTGATCGGAGCCACAAAAACAGATCTGAGAGTCGCACCCAGCCCAGAAAATATGCTCACAGCTCCCGAATAAATCGACTGAAAGCCAGACAAAGTATTGCGCACAATATCAGCCAGTGCGTTATATACAGCAGACCCGGCAGATGTCATGCCAGCTGCGATGGCGTATACTAAATCAATCCCAGCCTGTCCGAACTGGGGGAGGGAAACAGCTAGACCGTAAATGATTCGCGGCACTATCATGAGTACAGCCGCTACTATTGCGGGTAGATTTGCTATTATCGCCGCTGCTATCTGCCCTGACATTTCAATAATGCTTTGTATAATTTTAGGACTGTCAATGGCCAGTTGCACAATTATAGCAGGAATGATCTCTGCTACTGCGTCAATTATCGCAGGCAAGCTCTGTAAAATTGCATTTATTGTTGCTGTAATTATCTGGAGTACGGCAGTTATAAGCGCTGGTAACTGACTAAGCAAAATAGTTATAACTTCCGGCAGAACTTCTGCGAACAGCTTCACGATCGTGGGCAGCTGCTGGATCAAAAGAGTCGCGATACTGGTTATGGCGTCTATCACAAAAGCAAGTATTTCTGGGAGCATTTGCACGAGTCCGTTTAGTACAGTTGTTAAAACTGTTGTCATTGCGGTCAGCAATTGCGGGAGACCGGTTTTTATAAAAACCAAAATTGTATCCAGAATATCCGGCAGTGCATCGACGAGTGCTGCTACTACACTAGTAATTGCAGATTGTATAGCAGATAGGATCAGTGCTAGGCCGCCACCAGTCACAAACGATGTAAGGGACGATAGTATTTCAGGCAACGCTTGTATTAATGCAGTGACCAGGCCGCTCACTAGAGTGATAACAGATGTCACGATAGACGGTAATGCATTCATCAGCATCGCGAATGTTTCTATCATTGCATTTGTTATAGCCTTCGTTATTGTCGGCCAATTAGTTAGTAGTGTGTTCAGTAGATTCGTAATCATAGACAATGCCGCGGCTGCGTATACTGGCAAAGCTGGCAATGTCGTTGTAAAAAATGTTTTGACGTTTGTCAAAAAATCATCTAGGCTATCGAGCAGATCAGACGGATCTAACGCGGCCAGTGTTGACAGTGTTTTTATACCGGACACGACAATGTTAGCGACTGCACGCACTGCCGTGCCAGCCGCTTTCACTGCGCTACTAGCAAACTTGGCCAGTTTTTTAGGCCATCCCTTTGACAACCCTTTGAGCATAACTGGCAGATATTTAGATATAGTGGTCCCCGATCGTTTGAGCGCGGATACGGTCGCAGTTGCGAACTTTTCTCCGCCGAGAGCTGTAGCAAGTTTCAATGCGCCAGACTTCACCTTTTCACCGACTCCGTCAATCAGTTCGCTAACCCCTTTACCGATTTTTGAAACGCCAGACTTACTGATGACATCTTTCAGCGCGTTCTGGGATGCCTTCCACGCAGTTGATAATCTGTCTTTCAGAGATCCGATAATGCCTCCTGTACTCGCGGCCTTAAGCGATTCTTTTAGCCCAGTTAAAAGGGCCGTTCCTATTTTTGCCCCGGCTACTTTCGGGTTGACACTCGCCTCCAGATCTTCAATCTGCTTTTTGAGATTGCGTACAAAATCGCCACCCGCTCCGGCAGTTTTTGAGCTAACACCGGCTTTATACATATCGTCTAATGCAGACTTGAGCGCGTCAATCTTTTTTATTGCCGCATCGTCTGTATTTATCACCCCGTCAGACAGTCTTGCGTCTATCTCTGCATAAGTCGCGGCCAGATCTTTTGTGACAGACTGCACTTTGTCTATGTATGCATCGGTGCCCGTTGTGTCTATTGTGCCGGATGGTGTTGAGGCTGCACCTGTTGCACCTCCGGTTTGAGGCGCGATACTTGGCGCTGTTGGTGTTTTGGTCTTGTCTCTCGCTGATGTGAGTGCATTGTAATTACGATAGATATTTGCCAGCTCTGCGTCGTACTGCGCTTGCTGCTGCTTTTGTACCGTCTTGCTATCTGCGATTGCTTGCGCCGACTGCTGCTTGAGATCGTCAGCCCCAACATCAAAACTTTGCATCATGCTGTCCAGTGATTTTGCTGCGTCGCCAAAAAGTCCGCCACCAGGCAACTTTGAAAGAGTGTTTAGCAATCCTTGTATTTTAGAAACCACTTTAGTAACGATGGTTTGCCCAAGAGAAAGAGCTGCAATACGCACTGAATTAAAAGCAACAGTCATGCTGGTCTTGATCTGCAAACCCAAAGTTTTGAAAGCGTACTCTATCTTAAGCACGACAAGTGCCGCCGTCAATGGCAACTTATCCCACTCTTTTATAACTGTATTTACCATCCCCGTCATTTCCGCGGTTATGCTCGCTGCAAAATTGATCACTTTTTGCAAAGTGCTGTTATTAAAAGCCTGCTCGATGCCTTCGGCCATTGATGTGCCAAAATCTGTTAAAAAGCCGGTATCTGTAAAAACCGTCAGAAGCGTGTCGCCAAGTTCTTGCAAGCTTTTAACAAGCTTCTTCATACCTGGTATTTCTGCTACGGCTTCCATAGCGCCACGCAAGGCGTCTATCGTTCGGCGTCCGTTGTCAAGCGCTTTTTGCGCCCCTGCCATTAGTCGAGTTATTAGCTGCGTCTCTTTTTCGAACTTTCTGAATTGCGTTATGAGGTTTGATACACTTTTTTTTAGTTTGTCGTATGCTTTTGTAAGCGCCGCTGCAAGAGTTTGTGCGACTTTCGTACGCTCCAGAAAAGACTTAAGTCTTATAGCTCCGTCAGAAATATCTTTTGCGGCCGCGCGCATTACAGGCGTAAAACCGCTCCCCAATGTTGCGCTCACTTGTGTGATGTTATCGCGCATAGTAGACAGTACCCCGCTCGTAGTCTCGGAAGCAATCTGCATACCTTTGTAATAAATCCCGCCAGCTTTTGTCATCCGGCGGAAAGTTTTCGTCAGATCCTTTGCAGTAATCTCACCGGCTGAGGACATAGTGTACATCTGTGATACAGATACACCGAGAGTGTCAGCAAGTTGCTGGTAAATCGGCACCCCCGCGTCGGCGATCATGTTGAGCGCCTCCATGTCCACTTTACCTTTCAGTAGTGCCTTAGTGTAACCGCGTGTGATAGACTGCAAGTGCTCGATGTTGCCGCCGGCGGTATCCCCAAGCATGCGGAACTGCTCTGTTATTGCACTGACATTATTACCGACTGCTGGCAGCAGCTGCTTAGCCACGCCAGCAATTTGAGTGAGTTCGAAAGGTGTCGTTGCCGCTTCCTTATTTAGTGCTGCTATCATTTTAGTAGCGTTTTTTGCACCGCCAACAAGCGGGGTAAACTCGGCCGTAATGTCCTCTATTTCCCGTGCGGCTTCAACCATGCCGCTAATAGCCTTTGTCGCTAGCTTTGTAACCCCGATAACCGCGGTCATTTTTGCTGCAAAAGACACTAACGATTTAGTGAGAGATTTAAGCCCCGCTTCTGTCGGCTTTGTGTCCATTTTTGTATCGATTACTACTGATCCATCAGCCATAAATCCCCCTATTAAAGCCCCGCAAAAACGTCAAACTCGTCGGCCTGCGTGCCGTGAAGTGCAAATGCTTCTTTTTGTTTCCGCAAAGCCGCGTTGTATTTGTCGTAACCCTTGCCGGTTTCCGGCTTCTTTGTACGTATTTCAATCACTCGTTGCATAAATGTATCTTCCGGCAAAGCCCTGAAAAGCGCCATAAAAGACCACCAATGCAGCCGTGCTGTAGTCAAATCAATTTGATACGCTTGAATAAAACTTGCGTAAATCTTAGCAGAATCTTCCACAAAGTCGTAACTTTTATCTATCGGCTTCGCTTCCGCTTCTTCTTCGTCGTCATCTTCCGGCACGTCGCCACATGACAGATACCAGCGAAGGAACTCCCCGACTTGTTCGGGTTCGCCGGCCACGCCATGCGGGAAAAACATATCCAGTGTTTTCTGTGCCCTTTCTGATTCTTCCCACTCTGCATACTCTCTAAAAAATACGAGTGCAACCCTGAAATCAGTCTCCAGGGCGCACCCGTTAAAATCATGAGGAAGCTGTTCTGTCAGAAAATCAAAGTCCCTGCTTGATTTCATCCATTCCCTTTTCAGACAGTTCACAAACTGCGTTGATGATCTGGATCGTTGCAAAGATGTTACCGCCAGAGCGCTTTTCTATGTCAGCGATTGTCTTGCTGTCAAACACAAGTGCCAGACTTTTTTTCTCTGCGTCACGGATCTTTGCGATGATCTCAGCATCTTTTGCACCGTCCACGAGTTTTGCAATCTCTCCAGCTTTTTTTGTGAGAGTGTCAAGCACTTCCGGTGATCCCAGGTCAAAAGTGTACACTGTCTTGACATCTGGCAAAAATCGGCGGACTTTCCACGTAACAGTCATTCGCTGAACGGTGTCCCGTATAGTAATGTTAGTCAATTAATCCCTCCTTATGACGCGATGTCGGCAGTTACAAGTTCGTGAGATACAAACGAAACGACACGCTTGTACAAGTCAATCGTCCACATGTTCAGGTACTGCCCAACTTCTGCTGCGATTTCCGCGCCGCTTGTCAAACTGGTCAAACTTTGTGGATCCTTATATGCGTTTGCATATGCGGTTTCTGCTGTCGATGTCAGTGAGTAGTACTCACTCCATCCATCGGCCGATGTAAAAGTTGCGGTTGTCGTTCCAGTAGTGGTGCCAGCTGCAATAACTACAGTCATAACGTCAGCCACAGTTTTGACTATTTTTGTCGGCTTACCGTTCATCATCACGCTGCATGAAAACTCTCCTTTTGCGTTTGCATCGCCTCCGCCGTCGACAATGGTCGTGATAGTGCAGTCGCCGCTTGCTCCCGATCCATCGCGATGGTATGCCTTGAAATGAGTGCGCCGCGCGTCTCCAACCTCCAGGGCAAGACCGGCAATGTAGTTCTGCGCTGCGTCGGTGTCTGCCCGATGACCAGAAAAGTCGTACTGCATCTGCATTCCGGTGACTTCGGTGTCTTTCCCGCCGTCTCCGTCCAAGTATGCAGTATCATCTGTGTCGTCGTTTGTTGCTGGCGTGACAGATGAAATACCCTTTGCCAGTCTTACATAAGTTGGTGCAGCATCAGGCGTTATATCGACCATGAATAACGACTGAAAGTTTTTTGAAAAATCCATACTAAATTATCTCCTTGCTATACGTGTAATTAACAGACAGCCCATAGGTTGCCTGCCCGTCCTCTGTCGTCTGTATCCAAGACGGTAAAGTCATAACTCTGTTATCCTCTATCGTGTACCCCTCTCCGATGTCAGTTTGCCGGTTAGCATTGAATAGCGCCCTAATCTGTTGAAGCGCATCTATAGCAATGGCCTTGTTTTTAGACCTGGCCAGGTACGACACCGTTTGTACACCCTCGCTGGATCCATCCATGTAAATCGTTGAGTTGTCTACAGATGGATCATGTACCATTGCCAAACACTCAACTTCTTCACCCAATCCGTCAATATACACGGGTGCATACAGATCAAGCCGGGTTGTAACATATGTATAAATTGCGTCTACGATTCCAGTGTCCATTATTTCCCGAATGCTCCCTGAGCCATATCAACCCATGTCTGCAACCAAGTTGCCTTTGCTTTTTCAAACCACTTGTATACAGCGTTTGGGTTTTTATCTTTTGACGCTTTCGGCAAATAGTACTGTTCATGCGCGTACCGTTCATCCCAGACCAGCACACCGGCGCGCATCACTTTTCCGGACCGGATCAAATCGCCTGTATCCTCTTTGCAGAAGTAGTTGCTATCTTTCAAAATCTGTGCATCAACCATCTTTTGTGCTTTGGCCGTAATGCCGGACAGGCGCTTGGATGCTTGCTGCGTGTTAAACACTGCCTTAACTTTCACTTCCTACCAGCCTCAGTTCCGCATGATGCAGAACTCCTTTTTCGTCAAACTTTGGATCATACAAGCGCAACACAAAATCATCACCGCCAAATACAACTTTACTCCTCCGCTTGAATGATAATCCGGCAGGCGATGACTGCACAGGATCGTAATACACCACTGCGTCATCGACTTGCGTCTCTCCATTCGCATCGTTGACAGTCTGTACATTGTACTCAATCCGAATGTTCGACAAGGTGACAGTATCAGCATATGAAATATTATGGTACTTGTCTTTGCCAAGATACTCGCAGTACTGCACTGACTGACGTAGCCAGCATTTAGGGATACGCTTCATATCTGATTCCCCCGACGCATCGCGACATCAGACCGGTGTGCACTAAAAACATCTTACACCGAGTATTCAGAGGTAGCCCCCCTGCCGATTCCGACATATCATTCCCCGACACAGAAAAAGATCCCAGTGATCCGTCGCGCGCGTCGTTTGGATCGTCTGTTCCGGCAAAAATGTATTGCTCTGTACGTGCGCAGGTCGCCTTCTTAAGCCACAATAGCGCGGTGTCATTCAATTCTGATGTATCAATGCCGTCCATGCAAACCGCTTCGATGTCGTCACTAGCCCTTTGTAGATACCGTGACAAAACTGCGTCACTGGGTGCGGGGCTGCCGAGATATACATCCTGATAAAACTCAACATCTGCGTACGGCATTATCCGATCCTCTCAAAATATGCATTGATTACAACAAAAAGTCCTTTACTCCCCTGTGTTGATGTAACATAGATACCCTCACCCGCGCCAAGTGGCACACGCACGTTACCAGCGATAAGGCGCTGAGTAGTTGCAAGATAGAGCAGCCCGAATATAATACTGCTGTCGGAGTTATGCAGGTAAACAGTGCCGTTGCTGCTCTCTGATCTGACAGACACATAGGTCACTACCATTTGTGCATCGCTCGGTATTTCAGAGGGATCTACAACCGGGGTTGCTGTCTGATTTTCAGTATATTCGACAGCTCTGTAAAAGTACTTGGGGTTTTTAGATTGCACACGATACACAGGTGACACATCGCCAGCGCCGGCACTCTGTACGTCACTGTCAGATGCGTTTTTATCGGCAGCGCTTATCAGGCTATAGAAAGACTGGAAAGATCCTGACCCGTCAAGTTCTGTCTGTCGCAGATAATCCGCAGAAAAATAGTTGCCGGGCACTACAAAGTCACGTTGCGTAATCATGTGCTATCCCCCTCACTCTGCAACAGCGTGCCAGCCGTCAGCTATGAGCGCTCGTGCAGATGTACTTGATCTCAATATTGTCACACCGTCGCGTGTAAAGTAAAACCGCCCGTCTTTGCTTTTCTTCGCGGACTTTTTTGTATTAGTAGTTGCTGCGGCTGTGGTTGTTTTTTTCTGACTTGTTGCCATTTTATCCCCTCCCCCGGTTGCCCGGGGAATTGTTTTTTAGAGTGCGGTCCGCTGATCGTAAGCGACAACTTTACCATCGTCAGTAACGAGCACAGTTTTTACCCAATCACTTGCAGTAGCAGTGATGTCCGTTGCGGTTTTCGCGGTGATCTCTGTGTATCCAGTGATGTCGTAGTCATCGTATGCAGCTGGCGCAGTAGGTGCTGTAGCCGATCCGGTGTCTA